GCCGCTGGTGTCCTTATGGGTGGCCATGAAATTTTGAACCACCTGACCCCACATCTTGTTCAGCTCTTGCCCCATTTTTCCAGCGAGCTGTTTATTGATCTCCATGGCACCTTTGGATCTTGCCAAGGGATCGTCAGACGGAGTATCTCTGGCATCAATACCCAGAGTTGACGAAACAAACTTGTTTGCAAGAGCACCGGCAAATCCTCCGGCCAAGGATATTTCATTTAGTTTACGAGCTGTAATTTCATGAATCTGCATTGGTTCTCCTTACTGACCTGGAGAATTTTCCAGCGTCCTTGGTACGTATGGCATTGAGTAATTTTCTTGTGAGATTTTCTGCTTGATCAGCGGGAAATTCTGCTTCAATCTGTTCAACCAGTCTGATTGCACTGGTGATAATGTTGCTGGCGCGGCTTTCTATTAGATGGCGGCGGTCTCTTTCAATGTACAGCGACTCTAATTCTTCTAATAAACTGCGGGTCTTTTTTTGCATTTGGGGTCATAAACCTTTGTATTATTTAGTGTATTATAGCATCAAATAAATATTGAAGCAAGGAACACCTCATGACAAGCTCTATCAATCCAAACAACATCGACGGCAACTATCCAGTTGCTGGACAGCCCAACAACACTCAAGGTTTCAGGGATAACTTTACCAATACCAAAACCAACTTTGAGTATGCTCAAACTGAAATCAATGACTTACAAAGCAAGGTAATTTTGAAACAGGCCTTGACTGGCACCACACTGGACAACAACATGAATAACAATCTGTTGTACGCTGTGAAACTGCAAGACGTTAGTTATACCTATTTGCAACAAACTGCCACCGCTGGATCAATACCTATTGATTATAGTGCTGCCCAGTATCAGTTTATTTCTACTACAGGCCCAATTAGTTTGAGCTTTACAAACTGGCCAGAAAGCACCTTGGGTGCTGGCATAGTGCAAATTGCAATTAATGTAACTAATACTTCTCATACATTGACCTTGCCTGCAGAGGTAACACTTGGTACTACAGGAATCCAGGGTTACTCAGGTGGAGTAATTACTTTTGCTGCAACAGGTACATACCAGTTTGCATTTAGTACCAGCAATGGTGGCATTGCTGTAACCGTATATGATTTAAATCGCCCACTTGCAGCGTATACCAATGCATTTGGCTACACCACTGGTGCCGGAGGCACAGTCACACAGGCCACTGACAAATCCACAGCAGTTGTGCTAAACAAACCTTCAGGTGAGATTACCATGCAGGCCGCTGCATTAAGTGCTGCTACATCAGTGAGTTTTACATTGACCAATAGTGTCATTGGCCCTAGAGATCTATTAACGATCAACTTAGTTGGCGGCGGCACCGCTGGAGCTTACACATTTGGCGCTAACTGTACCACAGGATCTGCTGTGATCACTGTGCGCAACGTTACTGCTGGTCCGTTAAGTGAAGCCTTGGTACTGCGATATGCAGTGATCAAGGGATCAATTACCTAACCTTAAAGATATCTTGTATACAACTTTGCCACTTCAGGGAACGTGTGCTCAAACGATTCAGACCTGAAAGTATCAAACTTGCGTATGGAATCCATCATTGCAGAAATGCGTGATGGATTTTCTTTCCAGTTTTTTGGAATTAGATTTTTGTATTCACTTTGTTGCATTGCATCTACATATTCTTGAGTGCAATTTGCCAGGGCAAACGTTCCACGTGCCACATGTTTGTTGTGATTGACAACATCACCTTCACGATTGGCAGCAAAATTTTCCCGGGCCCAAGATTCCAGTCGCTGTGTGTAATACAGATTAAAGATGCTCACCGTCTCTTCAATGTGAAACATCATGTTGCTGGGTGCACTATCACGAATTTCCAGCATGTTGTCAACCACTTGATTCCAACTAGCAGGCCAACGCAAATACTCAAATTGTTCGCCAACTCCATCAAGACTTAGATGCAGTTTGACCAATCGAAACTTATGTATTAGTTCGTAATTTCGTGAATTGATTGACTGAGTTCCATTGGTTTGAAAACACACGGTCAGTTGTTGTTGAGCGTTGGGCACATGATCAGCCAACCACTTGGCCACTTCCCAGTGTGAGTTGCCCAGCAAAGTCTCTCCGCCGCTGAACACTAGCATTTGTAAATTACTCAGGTCAAGCTGTTCTAGTGCAGCAATCACAGTGCTGTGATTTTGGCCAACAGAGATTGGCGCTGTCCACTCGTTGTGCTGTTTGAGATGCTTTTGCCAAAAGGTACTAGAATGTGTTCCACAGGTTCTGCATGCAATATTGCAACTGATATCAAACATGAGATCAATGCGTGTGGGTCCTGAAAGATTGTTGTTGCTGCCACTGAGTCCTGCGTTCATACCTGTGCGAAAGCTTGGCAACCCAATTGACTCTACTGATTGGCAGTTTTCGCAGCCGGGTGCCCAACGATTTTGATCGTTTAGTTTTCTCAAAGGAATGAACCTGGGATCCTTCCAAAAATCAGTATTGGGATCTATGTCAAATCTACCTGGGCGCAAACAACAATGTTGGGCAGTGGCTTCACCGCCTTTGAAGTTTAGTTCAAGTCCGCCGTGTATTAGAGAGCAATACAGGTCGCTGTTCATGATGACTTGATTTTGCCCAGTAGCTGTTTGAGTTTGGTACTTTGAACATCTGCTGTGACTTTGCCAGTATCATCTGAGTAACGCCCTTTGGTACTAGCTGCCGGTTCCCAAGGTGCAGTGGCATTGCCATCAGCTTCTGCTGCCTTGACTTGGCTCTTGGCCTTGATTGAATCCATGACACTAGCCGACGGGCCGCCACGATACGAGTCAGGATTATCGCCGCCTTCATCAGTGATACGCATGGTTTCGATGTTGTATTCTAGATCAATCTTTTGCCCCACGCCTGTACTACTACGCGACTTCATACACTGAATTTGATACTTGCCACGCTCTTTCATAGCCCGACTTGTAAAAATACCAAACACGTTGTCTGCTGTGTTGATCTTGCTGATACCACCCGAAATGTGCGAGTGATCAAATTCAATTTCTTCCACAGCTGATCGGTTCAACTGACTAGCTGTTACCATTAGTATACCCAGCTCCTTGGCCAAGTTGCGCAGTTCCTCACTCACATATTTGTCTTTCACAAACAAGTCATTGGGGCTGACTTTTGCACTCACGGGCATCAACAAATCCAAGTAGTCAATCATGATAAAGTCCACACGGTGTCCTGTCTTGATCTGATATTCTTTCAAGAATGCACGAATGTCATTGATGTTGCTTTGTGCTGGCAGTGCCTTGACCTGATAGCTACCGGCCTTTTTGCCCACCATCTTGATTTTTAGTGCTGCTGTACCTTTGTCTTTGCGAATGTCCTTGGTGCTCATGTCTGTAAGCATGGCTGCTGTTCTCAAACCTGTAAGTTCTTCTGAGAGTTCCAGTGTTATATAAACACCATGCAGACCCAGTTGTACCCAGTTCAAGGCAATGTTCATCATGACCAAGCTTTTACCTGATCCTGATCCACCTGCAAAGATGTTTAATTCACCACGACTGAATCCGCCATACAACAGTCTATCCAGTTGTGGCCAACCTGTGCTAACTTGTCCACCAGAATCAAAATATCTTGTGAACATGCCTTCAGGGTCCTGCCAAAAATCCATGCCTAGATCTTTGGTTAACGAAATTTGCACAGCGTCTTTGATTAATTTTTCAACAGGATCGTATTCGCCCTTTTCCAACAAGTCTGCTGCTTTTAAAATTGCACGTTCAAGTTCTTGGCGCTTGGTAAAGCTTTCAAACTCGGCCATGAACCAATCAAAGTGTCCTTCGTTTAGTTCAGGCACAGGACTAAGTTTAACTCCAGTAGCCGCAGAAATCTGTGTACGATCTGGCAGTGTCTTGTACTTGTCTGAATGTTCCTTGACGAATTCAGCCGCGGCTCTTAGACTTCGGTCAAAGTTCTGTGGGTTGTAGATGTTTTGGACTCGTACATAAGAACTTGCATCCTCCAGCATCATTTCCAAAAACAGTCGTTGTACATCAACTGAGTAATCTTTTAACAAGTTGTCTCTTTCTTAATTCTATTTTGATACGGCTGGTTTCTCGAGCCTGCATAATAGTTAGCAGTGCGCCCAATTTACCATATTTCTTTACAGCGTCGTTGACATCTTTGCAGCCTTCCCAGTTGGGTATGCTTACTGCCCATCCTAGTTCAACAGCACGATCAACAAGTTCTAGTCCAGCTTGATCTTGATCTGGTACCACAGTGATCTCTCGACCAAGATTGCGAATCAATCTTGCTTGACTATCACTTATGGTATTGTGCATCACCGCCAGGCCACCAATACTCAGTGCATCAAACAAACCTTCCATTACCAACACATGCTGCCAACCAGGTTGCTGTAGATCTGTTCCAAACACATAACCGGGCTGTGAGTGATTGATGTACTTGGGGAGTTTGTTGTCTAAAAACCTAGCACTCCAACCTACTACTTTGTTTTCGTATGTGAACGGTACCAGCACAAATGGTCTTACCCAATGTATGCCATCAGTCTTGATGGCTGTCATCAGTGGGTAATCTTTTGGTACGCATCGACTTTGAATGTAATCCCAATACAACGGAAACTCAGGAGTAATCACTTCTGAGAACGGTGGGAAATCGTCGCGTTCTTCAAAGTCAATGCCTTGTAGTATGTTGGCCACACGCTGACGATCTTGAATAATTCCGTGTATGCTGCGATGACGCAGGCTTTCAAGATTCAAGTGTTCAATTTCATTTTCAGAAACACCCAACCAAGTCAGTAATCTACGTGCTTTGAAACTTACAGTGCGTCCCAGTACAAAACTAGCAGTGTATGAACAATTGAAACAGTGATAGCTCCAGCCTTGTTCAGTTATTTTGATTCCGCCACGCTGGCGCTTGTCTGCACTGTTGCCATTATGAGTACAGCATACCGCATTGAAGCTGACCCAACCACTGGGACTTTGCTTGCGTTTTGCGGGCAAGTAAATCGTAATATCAATCATCTGTTTAGTTTAACAGATTTTTTGGTATCAAGCAATGCTTATCGGTACTGTAGATTTTCAACTTTGCCGTTAGTGAGCAGCACTGTGGCAAAAACAGTGTTGTTGAATTGCAACGGCAGATAACCTGATCCACCATTTGTGACCACAATTGCAGCAACTTGGTTGTTGTCACCAATGGTACAATAGGCTTCGGCGCCTGCACCGTTGCCTAGTATTTGCACATAAGG